TGTAAAATTGCTTTCTTTGCATGTTCGGGCGCATTAGCAGCACTATAAAAATTAGGATGATGTACCATATTATGCGATACATTTACGCCTTTACTATTCCAAAAATTCCATGCTTCTTTTATATAATAGATATTCATTATACTTACTGTCTGTAATATATAAGTTTTGTGTCCTAAACTATGTAGCCAATCAAATGCTTCGATAGTCTTGTCCCATTTTGCAGGATGCCGTAAATAACTGTTTCTATCTTCTAAGTCGTCGATAGATACCATAAACTCAACTTGTTTAAATTTGTTCCACAAGTCTATATACTTGTCATTTATAATTGTTGAGTTCGTACTATATACCAATGTAATATTTTTTGCCAAGTCTTTAGTAATTAAAAATTCTAAAAACTTCATATGCTTGTCTACAAGTAATGGTTCTCCGCCATTGATATAAACTTTACGTGTATTATTGCAGTGTTCTGCTAAATTTGCCCAAAAGCGTTCGTCCAAAGGCCAATCAAACATACTCTGAGGAGTATCAAACTTGCGTTCGTTTAATTTTTCCCAATCACGTATCCATTTACTACTACTTTGCGGATTGCATGAGCGACATGCTAAATTACAAATATTACCTAACCGTAATTCAATAAATTCAAAATTAACTTCAGTTAATGTGCCATCATCTTGTGTAATACGCTGTGCATCATTTAAATCAAAGTCTAATAATTTTGTATCACGGGTACGTTTACTTTCATTACCAAGTTGTTCAAGTTTGTAGCACTTAGTACACGCTGCAGGCATCTTGCCTTCTAACATATCTTTGCGGACCTTTTTAAACAAGTCCGAGTTCATTATTTTTTCAAAATCATATGTTGTATTGTGTAGTGTAATAAACTCTCGTGGCAAGTTTTGTGCTTCGCTTGCACGATTCGTCATATCGCTTTCGCAACAAAGTGTAATACTACCATGCGGATGCGTTGCTAAATGTGTCCAAGGTAAAGGGCAGAATGTTTTACTCAATGTTATCCCACCATTCTTTGCCTGCATCACTTAGCGTATCTCTAAATGTAACATCTTGTTGTCTAATACTTTCTAAAAACAGCACGTTTTTCTTTCCTCTGCGCCAGCCGTCAGCATAATTTATAAATTCTTCTTCGAATGTTTTACGTTCTAACATGTTTTCTAGTGTTTCTTGGTACACACGAGTTTTAGGTGTTACTCTAGGTTTAATATAGTCTAGTAACATGTGTATTTGTTCATCTAATACTTCTCTAGGCAAACACATAGGGCTCATTAGTACACTAGGGTCAAATGCAAATGTAATTTTAAAGTAACTTTTTACGTTTAGTTCTGTAACTACGTCAAACATACGTTTTAAATCAAACAATCCTGGCGTAGTTAGGGTTACATCAAACACCATTGCATCATCGCCGTACTTGTCCACAAGAAACATACCGTCTTTAAAGTTTTGTAACCATTCGTTCCATTTGAGGCCTGTTCTGATATACTCGCCAACTGCTCCTACACCGTCTATACTAGCACAAATGTTTACACGTTTGAAGTTGTCTAGCATATCATACAGTTTGTAGTCTTTATAATGTGTTCTACTAAGGTTTGTATTGTAACGTACAACTACATCTTGGCTTTTGCCTTCATCTACTAGCTGTTGCATAATACGCCAATGTATATCATACATAAGTGGCTCGCCGCCTACCCAGTATAACTCTTCTACAATGCCTTTGTCAACTGCTTCTTGTAGTTCTGTTTCGAGAACTTCTTTTTGAAATGTAGCAATCTTCTTTCGTGTGTCTGGTTGCATCCATTTTTCACGTTCGTAGTTAACTACATTGTGTTTAATCTTTTCAGTTTCCCAACTTGAGCTGAGTTGTTCACCGCACATGCGACATTTAAAATTACAAAGATTGCTTATACGGTAGTCAAAACTAATTGGTTGCATAGTTGTGTAGCCGTCTTCTTTTGTACTAGCTATTATGTCTTGAACTTTGTGCGGAAATAGTGTATTAGTAAAATAGTTTTTATATGTATGCAGGTTTAATACTTGATTATTACACACATCACACTGACTTAGTTTTTCTCCGGCTAACATACGCTTACGAATGTCTTTCATATAATCGCTGTTCCAGTGTTCTTTGAGTGTTATTGGATCAAATTCAGTGTTGTCTTTATCACCTGCATCTATATACTGCTTTTGAAAACTTGCATCTTCTCTACTAGCACAGCACAACCTACGCTCGCCTTGAGGGCTAACATAAGTGTGTGTCCATGGTGCTGTACAAAAGTATGGGCCAAGTTTATCAGTCATATGTTGCCAAAGGTTTTTCTATGTTTTTATTATCAGGCTTTAATATCCAACCTTCTTTTTGCGCAAGTTCCATAATACTTGCATCAGTATCTGGAATACTATCAACCCAGTCTGTTAGTATTTTAGGAAATACGCTTAGGCTTTTGTTTCTACGTACATCATACTGTGCATAGAATGTTTTAAAGTCACGCCATAGTGTAGTAGGATTACTTGTACGTCTATGCGGAGCATCTACAGTTACTAAGTAATCTATCAAACGTTCAATACTTGCTTTTTCAAACTCGCTCCAGCCTGGCTTGTCTTTGTTAGCTTCATACCATGTTGACAATTTATTATGGCAATGATCCTTAATATGATTAGGCAATGCCAGTGGTGACTGAAAGCTAGGAAAGCGTAATAAGTTTAAACTTACAGTTGGTGTTCTACTTTGTGTAAGCTCTTTTAGTTTGTAAACATCATCTAAGAATTCTGTAATACTAAACAAACAAAGACTGTTAATAGTCATCATAATGTGTACGCCTTTAGTATTTGCTTCTGTTAGTATACGTTTAATATTTTTAGTCCATTCGTCGTAATCTAGTCCGTCACGAATATAGTCTGCTTGAGCACCTACTGCTTCACAACTAGTATACAACTCAAAGTGATTCATACCTTGTGTTTTCTCAATTAGCTTGTCAATAATAGCATCTTTAGCAATTAGATTACTATTAATAGCAAAACGCATATCAGAATCTTGTGCGTTAAACCAGTCAAACAATTTCCAAGTGTTTCCGCTCATTAAAGGTTCGCCGCCTGTAACACGTAGTTCTTCTAGACTATCTGCTAACCCGTTATCCCACCATTTCCAAAATGCTTGTATGTAGGGGTTGTCTTCATCATTTTTGTAAGGCTGTGTCCAACTACCGTCTTGCTTAAACGCACCAGCACCATCACTTACTAAGTTTGTGTACTCGCCATTCTTTTTAATGTCTTTAGCCCATGTAGTTGAAAAACTTGCATTACAATAACTACATGCTAAGTTACACGTTCTGTCAAACGCAATTTCAAACGTTTTAAGATTAGTACTATCGTTAGCATCTGCTTCATATGCTTGTTGCAATTCTTCGTCTGAATAGATAATACTTTTAAAAGTCCTGTCACTGACAGCATCTTTTTTCATATCTTCCATCTTCCAACAATATTCACACTCTGCAGGACGCTCGCCTTTTTGCATCATACGGCGCATTTCTTTTTTATGCTTAGTATTATGGATAGCTGTATAATCTTCTTCTATTTCAATAAGAGGTATTTTATGTGCAGGAGGATGATGACAACTAGCCGTTGTACCGCTGCCCAGCCAGGTAGTAGCGTTAAACCATTTTGCTCCGCAAAAACTTTCGCTTTTACTATCTAATACTCTGTCTCTATATTGCTGTAGAGACTCATCAGATTTTTTAGGCATTCCATTCTCCTAGTAAATGTTCGTATTGCGGAAATGTGTCCACAAAGTCTTTATCTCTTCTTTTGTCGTATGCATGTATGTATCTTACAAAGTCGGCTCTGTGTTCTGTTGCTGATTCAGTATTACGCAAGTAATCACATAATCGTTTTATTTGATCAAACTCTTCTAGATACAATCTTGCATATTTTTCTTTAGTATAATACTTTAACCATTGCTCGCATACTTTTTCAATTGTATTAGCAATGCTTATTCGGTATTCCTTATCTAATAATGTACATTGTAAATGCGGAGGCCAATGCATTATATTAATGCTCAACGGTATCCTATTAACATCAAAACTTTTATTATATAATTTTCTAAAGTCCATTACAGTCATCATAAAGTCAAGAAAGGAAGGTAAACTTAGTATGTTTATTGTTGTCATCATTGCTACTGTTGAGTTTGTTTCTTTTAATACAGTTTCAACATTTTCAATCCATGTATAATAGTCAAGACCGTCTCTGGCATATTCTGCTTGTTTGCCTGTACTTTCTAAACTTGTATAGACATCGACCTTAACTCCAACATCAGCAAGTTGATTAATTTTTAAAATAAGTTTTTTTATTAATACATCAGTAACACATAAGTTACTATTAATTGCAATATCTAAATCTTTACGTGGATTTTCAATAAGATAATCTAACAACTTCCATGTGTCTTTTGACATAGTAGGCTCGCCGCCTGTGATACGTAATACTTTCAAATGAGGCAATGCATCAGGGAACCATTTCCAAAATGCTTCTACATAAGGGTTATGTTCACTATTTTTATAAGGTATCTTGCCCGACTCTTTTAAATAATCTAAATTGTGCGATCCATGTTTAGTTGGATATTCGCCATTTTGTTTTATATCCTCCATCCACTTACTACTAATCTCAGGTGAACAATATGCACACGCAAAGTTGCAAGCATTACTAAATGATACTTCTAAGTAACTTGGATACACATCGTCTTGTGGATTGCTTTTAGCAATATCTTCAAATCTATCCCAAGCCCAAGAGTCACTTGTTTTATAATGTCTGTCACTAAAGTAATCTTTACCTAAGTCTTCAATCTTCCAACAGTACCCACATTCTTTAGGACGCTCTCCGTTAAGCATCTTAGCACGTTGTTCTTTTTTAAACTTACTGTTGTGTAGTGCCGCCGGATTTGCTTCAATTTCATGCAACGGAATCTTATGTGGAGCAGGATGATGGCAGCTGTGATTGTAACCGTTTTGTAATAATAGCGTAGTTTGTAACCACTTAGCCGTACAGAATGAACAACTTACGTTGTTTATCTTTTCACGCTTTTCTTCTAGTACTTGTATACGCTGTTCGTTGCTCATAATTTATATTTAAAATTCTGTGTTGTATTGCTAATAGCAATTTGTTTTGCACCATTACGTATGTGAAAGTGTGTTGCCATCGGCGTTAACGGTGATAGGGTTACTAGTGTGTCAATATCATCACGAGACTTCATTAAGTCACCTATTTTGTGTATTAACTCTTTACCAGCGCCACGCTTACGACTCCATACTGTATAAGCAACTGCCGTATTAACATCATTTTTAAAATGAGCATTTTGACTCATTAAATCTAACTCTTTTACACTTTCAGGTACATCATTAGTATATGCAATGCAGATAATACCTTCAATTTCATTTTCGTGTTTTAGTCCGTATATCTTACGTCCATAACTAGTACGCCATTCTACATCAAGCTCTGGACGTACTGGATCTTCTGTTACATCAATATCATCTAGTTCTACTAGTTCTGTTTTCTTTACCCAGCCAAAAAAATTGTCAATTGACGCTTTAAATTTTTTTACATTTAAATTCATTTTGCTCTTCTTATTATCCTTGCACTATTTTGATAGACGCTTTTAAAAAATTTACTTTGTTCAGCATCTAATGGGTTAGTAGATATATCAACCCCTGTACCTTTTAAAATTTCAAATCCTAAGTGTGCAGACACTTCTTCTGGATTAACATCTTTTACTTCTGTTTCCCAAAAGTTGTTTAGCCATTCAAAGTCACGCACGTTAGCATAGTCCCATGGTGTACAGTTTGTTAGATAACATCCTTGTCGTGCGCCTAGTATACTCCATATACCATTTTTAACATCAGCACCTACTTGACTCCATATTAAAAGCCTGTCATAGTTTTGCCACCATACTTTACGCAAGTCTTCTACTTTAGCACCTTGATCCAAACTCATCTTAACACCTTCTCTAAATCCAGCTCGCCATGCCTGCCATGGTGTTTCGTTTGTATAAGATATACTAAAGTTTTCGTTGAACTGATAGTACTTGTCGTCAAAGCAAAATTCTACTTTGCCACGCTCGTCTCCGTCTTCTGAATGTTCGTGTGTTTTCATATTGTGTACAAACTTACGTGTCCACATTTTTAATCCGCCGTTGCCGTACATTAGTCCGTTGACATGTAACTTACCGCACCAACTAAACACATGTTCTGCTGACAGCCCTAACGATTCGTAATCAACTACTTGATTTAAAAACTCTGGATCAACAATATTATCTGCATCTACAGTAACAAAGTATTCCGTTTCACTTAAATCAGCACATGCTTTGTGTGCAGCATCGCTTCCATGAACTCCGTGTACACGCTTTGCCCAAGGTACTTTACTACATAAGTCTGCATAGTTCTTTTCAGCATTAGGCTCGTCATATGATAAGAAAATAATATCTTGATCAACTACTTTAATTTTTGTCATTAATAACTTTCCACAATGTGTTTATAATTTTCAAACGCTTTACCGCAGTATACACTCACATTAGGGGTTTGAGCAACTTCTTTATTTGCGTTTTCTATAAAATATGTTTGCCCACTAAGTAAATCTCCAAAATTAACTACTAACGTATCTAATAAAAAATTAGGATCATTTTCTTGTGTTACAAACAAATGGTGCTTTTTATCTTTATAAAAAGTTGTGCTGTTTAGTAAATATTTTAAATCGTCTGATATTTTTATTTTCCATATACCAAGTTTAGTATCTTGTATAATAGCAAATAATAACTTTGTTGTTGTATGTTTCTTTGTTATTTGATGTATACTATCGTCTACGTTAAAATTTTCTAGTATCGACGTATGCTTATATTTTATTTCAAACATAGATTCAGCAGTATCACTAGGCACAATAATATAATCATCCATACTTTTTTTACAATCTGCAAAATCATATGCCCAAGACTTATCAACTATAATGTACGGAGACGATTCGTCTAGTACATTAGATATTTTTATTATTTTACCATCTTCTTGAAAATTAAGATACGTTTGTTGCATTTTCAATTCTCCCTAACATCTCGTCTGACAAAAACTCTGATTCAACATAATGCAACATTCCTGATTGCAAGAAATTGCCAAGCATAAGTTTATCATCGTTTCGGTAGTATTTTCCTAAAACACTAGTCCATTTATCCGGAGCAATTTCCCAATTTTGTATTTGAGGTTTCATATGAGTAAAAGTGACGCAACTATTTGTGTTTGTAATTTCTTTTTCGTTACCTAGTATCTTACTAGCAATAGCGGCGCATAAATCAATACTGCACCATTTTTGATAGCGTTCTCTTGCATACTTACTGTAGAATAACTCCCAATTAGCTATTATTATTTCAAGTAATATGTAAAACTGTTTTGCAGTATCGCCTTTTCTAAAATAATGCAATGCACTATATAAGTTAGGTAATTCGTTTGCGTCAAATGTTTTTCTATAAAATCTACTAGTTACAACTTCGTCTCGATATGTTTTTACATTACTTGTAAAAAATAAATCATATTTTTCTAATTCTTTCCACCAATGTGTTATGTCTGATGTAAACAACATGTCGGCTTCAACAACAATAGTTTCATCATAAGGACTAGCATGATATACTTTCCATCTGTTTTCAATTTTCCATTTAGACTCGTCTGCTTGATCAGTCCATGGAATAGTAATGATTTGGTCGAAAACACTTTGCCACTCAACAGGAACATCATCATTGGTTATTAAACTAATTTTTTGTCCTACATTGTGTTTGTGTAAACTTACAGCAAGTGCATATGCTTGGCGCACGTAATCTGTCGTATCATTATTTTGTGCAAGTAAACAGAATCCTCTACTCATTAATAAATTCCTCGCTTATTGCTCTATCTAAACTGAATTTATTAATAATGTGAATATTAGTATTTTTAATACTAGATAGTGTATAATGTCCGCGCCAGTCCTTCTTATCTAATAAAAACGTATATTTTTCGTCATCCATATTTATTAATACATCATTATCTGTAGTAAACCAAAGTTTTCCAGGCATTGCTTTGGGCCAGTTTGTTTTTTGATTGCCGTTTAATATATGTATTGCAATACTAAAACTAAAATCATTACGGTATGTTATATTAGGTATTTGATACACCAGTCTATAATATGTCCAGTTTTCTTTAATATGTTCAATCAAATTAAAAAATATTTCTGTGCGGTTGCTTTTTTTAAAATAAAACAAGGTAGCCCAATACATATCAACACTTCGATCACTTATTTTATCAAAACTTTCTGCACGTTCAGGATTAACATCAGTAACATCTCTACAAATTAAAAAGTCGTCATCAGTAGTAAATGCGTTTAGTAATAAATTATTACCAACTATAAAATCAGTATCCATTACTAATGTTTCATCGTACGGAGTTATATCATATATAGTACTCCTATCGTGATTTCTCCATTCTAAATCACGAGTACTCATGGTGCCGTCACCAAATGTTCTTTTTTGTGTACATTCTTTCCATTCTAAAGGAATAACGTGATCTATATACTTTTTATAAAACGGATACGTAGTTTCAAGATACTCGACATTGTCTGTAGCAATAGCAACAGATAGTTTTAGATGTTTCTTTATTTTCTTTGCACAAAAAAGAGCCTGCTTTACATAGTCAATTGTATGATTATTTTGTGCAAAAAGTACTACTCCTTTGCTCATAAATCAATTAACCCTTCTACTGATCTATTTGATTTAATTTCATTATATTTGTCCAAGTATTCATACGAAGAAGTAAAATAGATGTTTAAGATTTCATCTAGAAAAGTTTGTAAATCATCTATTTTAATTGGTGTTTCGTTATCGTCAATAACAATTGCATCATCTTGGTGATTATGTCGTAGTGTTTGACAGAATGTTATTAGCTCTCGATTAACTGAGAATTTTCCACCGTTAATATAATGTACACAATTTTCCAAAAACTGCTCTTTAATAATCCTTCGTTGATTATTCAGCGTTGTCATGTAATTAGAAAACTCTAATGCTTTTTCAAGACGCTCGTCCATACAGATTCTCCTAGAAGTATACTATTAATTATATACTCTTAGAATGATTTTGTCAAGAGGTGAATTTAGGTATCTTGGAAAGAAACAGCTTCGCTGCCAGTTGGTGCTGAAACTTCAACATTTGTGCCTGTTGCACGTTTCATGTGTATACCTGCCGATTGTTCTTGCGACCCGGTGTTTACACGTTCGTCAAAGTTTGGCTGGCCTTCGTTTACGTCATTAAAGTCTATTCTAAAACGTATAACATTTTCACCAATACGCTTTGCACGTATTTGATAATAGTTTTCATCGTACACACCAGACCCATATTTTCTAAATATAAGATTATAACTTGTAGTAAGCTGATAATTACCAAATGCAGTATCAATACCGCCTCCGTTTACGTCAGTGCTACCGTCTCTAGCTTGTCCGCTATTAGTAGTAGTAGCGTTTTTACCAAAAACTACTTGAACATTATTAAACATCGAAGCCCAATTTTGGTCTTTAGCAGTATTACTGCCACTGGAAAATGTAAATCTTAGATCGCCGCCACTATTAAAAAAATGCCTACGGTGATCTGATCCCGAAGCTGTAGTACTGCCACTACTATTCGTTGTAGCATACCCGCCGCTGAATGTTACATCAAGTTCACTATAGATATTATCATCTGGATCGCCGTCACCCCCCCAGGCCGATGTTCGTGTGCTACTACATAATGTTCTATTATTTGTAACTGTAAATTCGTCAACATCTTCAGCATTATTTTCAATAGTAGTAATAGCAGATAACACGTCATTAAACCCTTTAGAGGTTTCTGTAAGACTGTTTGCAGCCGAACCACTAGCGTTCGCACCAATTATATTACCGGTTGCCCATGTAGATGAAATTACATTTGCACTAGTTTGATGTTGGCGACATTTATTAGCGTCGGCTTTTATATCGTTTAAGATATCTGCTTCAACTAATTCGTCATTTGCACTTATATCTTTGTGAGTTTCGTAACTACTAACTACTTGACCGTATCCACTTTGACCAGTTCCGTTACCGAGAACTGCGTTTACTCTATCAAGTGCACCTTTGTAATCACTATCTTGAATTAAACCTGCTACGGCTACCATATTACGCTCCCAGTTCTAAACTTGACTGCGCCGAATAACTTGGAGAATCTACAGATACAAAAGTTCCTGTAGGTCTAATTTGTTGTATTTTACTTACAAGTGTTCCAGTTACTTGTTCGTCAATATTTGGATCACCTAAATCTTGATCTTGAAACTGTATTGTAAACTGTATTGCTCGAGTACTTACTTCTTTAGCAAAAATATAATATCTATTTTCTGAGTATGATGCTTGTTGACCAGTTCTTTCAAATAATGTTACACTTGATGCTGTTAGGCTAAAGTTACCAAAAGGACCATCTCCGTTTGGAAATAGTGTTCCGCCAATACCTGTCTTTGAAGTAGTATTTGCTTTAAACTGTATTACACCCATATTAGTTAACATTTGTTTCCAGTCAAGTGCTTTTGATCCACTAGCAGTTTCTAATTGCGCACTAATATATATTTGTCCGCCTGCATTAAAAAAGTTTCTTCTATGATCAGCATCGTCAAACGTAAGTGTAAATGAATGTGAAAGTTGTCCGTTCCAAGGAGCAAATCTACTATCCGAAGCAAGAGTTTCAAGTGTAACTTGAGTACCGTCAACTACATTACCATTAGCTTCTAAAATATCAACTGCACTAATATATTGATTAAAACCATTGTTATCAGCAGGTGTATCTTCGTTAGCTCTTATTTTTGAACTTGATGTAACAGGGTTTAGGTCACTAGGACTACCTGTTTGGTGTATACTAACTCTATTAATATCTTCTAAAAGCAGATTCATATCGGATGCATAAACAATGCTTTCTGCACCAACAGGAGCACTATTTAATGTTTGTCCAAATCCTTCTTGCCCGTTACCCGATCCGAGGATTCGAGAAACTCTATTTTGCAATGTATTATAATTTGCTGCTGTAACAAGCGTTTCTTGGTTTACTGCCATCCGAAATTGTCCTTAGTTATATACGTATATATTTATACTTTGAGTACGCACTCAATTAATTTTTCAGACTCGTCAGTGCTTGACTCTAATGCAATGCCTACTAATCCTATAGTTTGTATAGTTGATGCAACACCGTCTTGCCATGCATAAACTGCCATGCCTTTTGATACTGGGCCGCTTACTCTTACAGGAACACGCCCTTTAAGACCAACAGCCTGACCATCTTCTAAACCTTTGTTCATTAAATAAGCAGGTTCTGCGGATATAACACCAATACACATAGTGCTTGCTTTAGCTGCGGTTGCTTCTGCATCTCCACCTACTGCCATACATGTTCCAACTGGGTATTCTTCGTCTGTTGAATACATTTCTGCTAAGTCAGCATACCATGCTTCAGTTGCAATACCTTGGAAGCGTCTAGCAAAAATATCGCCGTTTACATCTCTAACTGGAACCGTATCTGCTGCTGTTGCTACACTTGGTGATAATAAATCTCCATTTGCTACTGTGCCAGTAACTGGGTCTGGATCGTAAGTAGCATCTGGTTTCATAATACCTTTGCTTACTTCGCCTAGACCTTTATATTCTAATGCAAATACACTAGGCCATCTATAATCTGCTGTACCTAATGTTGTTGCTGCAACTGTTTGTGTATTACCAACAAGTCCTGGAGTTACTGCATTATAGAAGAATCTAACTGGGTTTAAGATATTACCAAATAAATCTTTAGCACGTATAATAATTTGATTACCGTTACCGTTCTCGATAATAGCATTAATATCATTTTCAACTTTAATTGTAAAGTCGCCACTATCGCCAATTTGTAAACCTGCTTCTTGGAATTGTGCAAGTCCTGTAAATGACGGGTTATTAGCTTGTACATAGTCTGTAGCAAGTACGCCACCTAACTTTTCAGAGTTAGATGCTGTACCAAACAACCTAAATGCACCTGATGTAACACCGCCTGAACTGTTAATTGTATTTTTAAGGGTTAATCCTGGTCTAATTCTATCAAAGCCAGTAATATTTGAATCAACGTCACTAGTATCAATAGTAAAATCTTGTGAACTAAATGCCATTATTGTTTCATCTTCAACAACGGCTGTAATAATATTTCTACTTCCGCCTGTTGTATCACGTACCGAACGACTTACAATTTGTGTCTGACCTGATCCTGCACTCTGGGGTCCAATAAGTACAAAGTCTCCGCCATTATATGTATAAAGTTGTTCGTTACCAGTATCCCACCAAAAATCACCTTGTTTAAGCCCTGTTGGAACTGTTGAACTAACTTCTGCGCCACCTGTTGTGCGCCATTTAAGTCCATCGTAAAATTTTAATTTAGAATTGCCACTATCGAACCAAATCTGACCTTGAACTTTACGTGGAGGTTCAACCTGCCCTGCAAAGTTTTCTAGTAAAAATACAAAGTTTTCGTTTTGTATTTCACCGTAGCCAGCATAGTTTTTACCAACTAGCTTTAAATCGGTTGTTTGGTCAATAGTACCATCTTCAATTTTCCAGCTTCTACTGTTGCTGTATGTGTCTATTGTATATGCCATTCGTTATAACCCCTATGCGATAAATGTATTTATCTGTATTAAGAAAGTACGGTGGTTCGAATCCATGTCCATACCCCGCTTTGATTTTCAAACTCCATGATTGCTCGTTCTGGTGTTAGCCCTGCACTAGCTGATACTGGTAAAAAGTCAACATCTTGTAAGACTGACTCATCACTTGCGTTGCCATCTTTGTCTACACTAATAAACGTTTTACGAACTGCACTAATTTGCGGTCCGCTTGGATTATTAGGGTCGTCAACTAGTTGGTCAACATCAATACCTGTAACTGATGTAGTTGAATAACTTGTGCAATAAATTTTTGCAATCGCTGAGTTTGTTTTGTCTACTGCACTATATAATGTTTCGAGTACAGTTTTAACATTATTGTAAGGACCGTTTGCTGCTAAATTTGCACTAGGATTACTATATCCTGTTACATCTAAAGAAACAATTAACGGTTCTGCTTTCAATTCTTCGTCAACATATCCTTTACTTGCTACTGAATCATCAGGATCAACTGGATCAGCAAGTGAATTTAATGTTTTCTTTCGTAAGCTCAAAGGTGTGCTTACGCCTGTAATTTTTTGGTTATTAATAGTAATATTACCTGTTGACGATATCGATAATGGCAACGTGGTTGATATTGCCGAACCGTTCAAACTGATATTATCAACTGTTAAGTCTTGTAATACGCCAACTCTAATTAACCCTTCTGCATACAATACTGAGTTATGTATTCTATCAGCTGTAAGTGTAGTAATGCCGCCTATTTTAAGTTGCTTTGATGAAGCTATATCAATGTGTTCACTTGATGTCCATGCTTCTTCTGCATTGATCCAGTTAAACGTTTTGTCTCCATCAGTTGATTTTAGGGTAATTCCGCCGCCGTCAACTGCAATATTATTACCGCCAGCATTTCCGTCAGAGTCAGCACCTAATTCAATATTTTTATCATTAACTTGTAGTGTTTCAGCACTAATAAAAGTAGTATTACCGTTTGCTGTAAAGTTACCGTCAACTGTAAGATCGCCTTGAATCTTAGCATCAGTATTAACATCAAACCCTACGCTAGGAGAGTTTGTATATATTCCAGTACGTTTAATTGATGCATTTGCATACAATACATCATCAAATGCATTTCCTCGTTTAACTCTTAGAACAAAATCTTTATTCTTTTGTTGATTTTCAAATGATGTAATATTATTATTCGTGGTCTCAATTCTTAAAGCTACATGTACTGTGTCGTCAACCCCAACTGTTAATCCATTCTCATCTCTAATTGCTAAACTACCAGTTGTACTAGTATCTCTGTCAGTTTTCATAAAGTTAACTTCACTAAACTCTTCGCCACTTACACTAATCAAAGATTGTGTACTTTTTGCAGAGCCTTGCCATGCAAATGCTGTATCAATAGGATTAAATCCTTTACGTATTAACTGACGTTTTGGAATATTAACATCATCTTGATCTATTGGATACCCTGTTATGTTTAATTGTGGTCTAAATTCTGTTCTAGAATATATACCTGTTAGTAGTCCTCCAATATACATGAATAATGCTGTTTGTTCTTGTCCAGTTCTATCAATAACTGTTACTGCTTCAACAAGCGTTTTTCCTTGACCTGCATTATATTGCGGACCAACTAGTACTATGTCAGCGCCGTCATAAAAATAAAGTTTATTATTAAAGCTATCAATCCAAATATCACCTGTAACTAAGTTTGGCTGTGTTTGACTTACTAATGCTCCGGAAGCTGTTTTAAATGTATCACCGGTATAAACTTTTAACCGTTGTTCGGAAGTATCATACCAAAGTTGTCCAACTAATGGAGCTCCAGGTGCGCTTGACTGTGCAAAGTTTTCTATTAACTTTACAAAGTTTTCGTTCATTTTTTCACCAAAGCCTTTATAGTTACGCCCAATTAGTGTAATGTCTGTAGAAGTTTCGTCTATCTGCCCATCTACTAGATCAACAATTAGTTCTCCGTTAGTTTTGTTTATTTTATAACTCATTATTCTCGCCCGCCGTAAATTATATAATTTAGTGTTACTGTTGGTGGCATAACATTAAATGTACTTTGTGGCACGCTGTCCGAATTACCAACTATGCCTCCACTATTATTAAGTCGTTGTGCTATACCAGCTTGTCCTGGACCAGATATACCTGTTTCAACATTAGTATCTGTTGTTGGATCTAATCTATCTTGATATACATAAAACTGGTTATTGTCAGCATCTTGTAAATCATGTTTGTGTTCTGGTATTTGTGCGATGTTAATTAACTTTTCTGCCGCTCCGTCTGAAGCACCTATAACATCTGCAGAGTTAGTTTGCACAACATTTGCATTTGTTCCGCCCATATTGTCTGCACCCATTGGCATTCTACCACGTAAATCAGGTAAACCAAAATATCCTGGTGTTACTTGTGTTGAACCTTTGAAATTGAATCCAATAGCAGTAAATAATTCATTCCATAAATCACGTTCTATTTCTCTACCATCACATATTAACCATCCTATTGGTGCTGTTCCGCCACCATATGGAAGAATAACTCCTGCTGGAGTTCTTGGTAAATCATTTAAGAAAGCTCTTTTTGTTACTGACTTTAATCCCGGAGATGCTAACGAGGTATCATTAAGTAAAAGTAAATCATTGTTGCCTACAGATTCCACTAATGGCTTACCTGTAATAAATGAATTTGATATTTCTGTTCTAAACTTCTTCTGCAACGGTTGCTCACCTGGTGTAAGTGGATCTCCGTTTGCATCAACACCGTTGTTAAAATTAGGATCTTGGAATGCACCGTCATATTCTACAGGAACTACAGTAGTAACATCGCCCTCCATAATAAATGAAGTTCTATCAGTAAGTTTGTCCGAAGATGTTGAACGTCCGTCAATAGTACCTGTTACTGTTCCTGTAATATCGCCAAAGAACCGTTGTGCATGAACAAATCTATACTTGTTTTCCGATGTTCCGATATCTCTAATATTATTATCATCAGGAACAACAGCATTTGTTGACAGTATATTACTAAGTGTTGTTTCGCCTGCAACATTTAAGTTTTTCTTAATTGCTGCGCCGCCAGCTACTTTTAACGCACCGTTATTAATAGTAGTGCTTTCTGTAGTACCATTAACTAGTAAGTCTTGACTTGCTTGTATAGTACCTACAACGTCTAATGCTTGTTCCGGAGCTTCTGTGTTAACACCAACACGCAAGTTTGAATCAACACGTATAACTGTTTTTGTTTGGTTATTATTTCTAACACGAATATCAATATTAGAACCACCAATATTATGTTGTATAATACCAGCTTGCCCTACAACTCCGACTGTTAACTCGCCGTTAATACCGTAATTAATGCCTTGGTTGTTTTGGACATTGATAGGAAATGTTGTTGTACTTGTTACATCGCCTCTTAAAAAGTCTCCTGCGGCAACAACTGAATTATTAACAATTAAACTTTCTGCCTTTTCAGCAGTACCAAAGAATTTAAAGTTACTTAGGCCATCGGAATCAGTATCTCTACTAATAACGTTAAATCCTGGATTAATTAATGGAAATCCTGCGATTGTTGCTTTTGGTATAAACGATACATCAGATCCGGAAATAATACCAACTACAACTCCGTTAACTTCAACTTTTAAAACAGTGTATGAAACGTTATCTTGTCCCACAATTTGATCTGCTCTAGCACCAGTTGCTAAACCTTCTGAGAAACTTGGTCCTACTAGGATCCAGCCACCACCTGTAAATAAGTATAGTTGCTGATTATCAATATCAACCCATAAATCGCCTGTGTTTGCAAATGCCGGAGCACTAATTGACTTTGTAATTCCGCTTGCTGGAACCCAGTTAGTACCATTATAAACAAAAAGTGCTTCTACTAGCGGATCATTATTGTACCAAATTTGTCCTTCTGACGGATTAGATGGTGCAGATGTTGCAGCAAAATGCTCTAATAAGTGTAAAAAGTTTTCTGCAATAACAGCACCGTATGCTGTAGTATTACGTCCTGGTATTTTTAAACTTGTAGTAGTATTAATAGTACCATCTTCAATTGTAATGGTGCCTTCTTTTGAAACGTCAGTGTAACTAATTGTATATGCCATCTAATTATCCCTCGTTAAAACCAGTTAAACTTTGTATTCTTACTGTATAGTCAATCTGTATAAGCCTGTTTAATGATTTTTGTACAGGGTGAAAAATAACGTGTGTAAGCAAGCGACCTGACCCATCACTATCATAGCTCCTTAGTCCTAATTCATCAAATACAAATAAATTCTCAGCATTTGAAGCTGTGTCAAATGCGTCTTGTCCACTTGGTTCGCCGTAATCTAACAAACAAGTTACTAAAATATCAGTATAGTTTGTACCACTAACATGTCTTATTTCTGTTTTATTTCTAGCAGGGTCAATATTATTAACACTTCTATCATCAACAACTTTCGTATAAGTTTGATTATACAAACTTGCATTAACTCCTGTTGAGTTTGGTGTTAAATATGTAATAACGCCAGTTGGGTCAACACTTGTTCCTCCGTTGCCGAAGCTCATTTCATGTATCCACCCTTCACCTGAGTTAGATAAACTCTCTGCAAGAGCTATACTCATGTTCTCGTAATGGATTGCGTTACGTTTGTCTATAATTACTTCGCCCGTTTTGGGGTCATGTATTTTTATATGTCCTTGTAACAAAGTTCCTTGTGTATCTTTAAATATATCAGCCATGTTTGTTTTCCTGTCAGTAGTATTTATCGCGGCAAATTAATTGTCTTTCCACGTAAGAAAGTTGCAATTTCTGTATTCGATTCTCCTAGCGGTTTAAATGTAGAACTTGTATCTTCATCTAATTCACGCCATTCTGTTCCTAGTTTTCTTATTATAATTAGTGTTGTATTTGCTTCCGGAGGTGTCGTTAGACGTACATACGCACCTTCATTTTTATTAACAGCATAATCTGCTTCAATATCAATGTCTGCGTTTGGACTATCTGGACCTTTAGTTACATCGTACACCTTAGTTGGTGTTTTACGTAGTCTTTTACCATTCGCAAATACTTCAATGTTAAGTGCTTGCCAATATTCTTCTGGTATACCGCCTTCGTCAAACGGTGCTTTGTACCATTCTCCAGTTTCTGTTGGATTTTTAACAACATCTGTAAATGCTTCAGGATTGTAAGGTACTAATATTTGTACATAAGGCAAGTATTTTGGCAATACTAAATATTCTTCAGCTCTTAAAGCAGGTGCTGTTTCTTTTGGATTCAGTATTACTAAATCATATGCACCAACTGACATTGTTTCTGTATAGAATTGTATCTCTGTTGTAGTGCTTGATATTTTTTCAAGCTCTCTTATATCTCCTGCTTCATTTTGCATTAATACTTTTACACCAGGTCTAAATCCTGTTCCTGTAACTGTAGCAATTTGATCGTATGTACCAGGAACTCTTACAGGAAACACTGTATTGTTATTAAAACTGTATACAATTGAAGTTGCTGTAATGTCTACCGAAGAGTTAGGATATATTTTACTTGTATCAGTATAAACTCCACTGATTACTTTGAATCTTTCTTCTTCATCTTTATATGGTAAAATACTATCAGCACCTTGATGATAAAATATTGTCTCAGCAGTATATTCATCTTTGACTCCGGTGCCCATAGTACCTCTACGCAACTGTTTAAGTACATTGCCGTCTCTTCTAAAGAATTCAATTCGTTCACCTTCAATGAAAAGCACACCTGGCACTGTAGAAGTTGGTTGTGGTAATCTTTCGTATCCTTCACCAACTTGTATTGATCTGTCGTACCAGCGTAACGGTGCTGATAAGGTATGTTCGTCTTCTGAAGATAGTCTTAAATAAGTAGTTCTATTCAGCATATCTTTGAATTGTCGCCATCCAAATCTATTTGATACCGGAGGTGCTGCAAACTGTATAACATCAACTGTATCATAATCGTTAAGAGGCGTTATAAACTGAATACGTTTTTTGTTTTCTCTTAAAATATAATCAGCAGTCGGTGTTAGTAGTTTACCGTTAACACTAATCCATACAAAGTTTACGCTAATAGCAGCTGAACGCAAGTCAATAAAGTTATTTGTTAAGTTTCTATAATCGTAATAGCCTTTTGTCCCTACAGTCATTTCTGTTTGTTGTACTACTTCATATTTTTCTCGTTCTATTCCAAGTCCGTTATGATTACTAAACTGGTATACCTTAATAACTGTATCAACTGGATACGTTTTATCAAAATATATAACTGCCGGAATTGGTACAATTTCTACATTTAATGTAGTATCTGCATCGTAATTTGTTCCTGCATCTACTACTGTTACATTTATAATACTACCAACTTCATTAACATCAATAGTAAATTGCGCACCAACACCTGCATCAGAACTTGCTGATATACCAGAATCTGTATTATAGCCTCTGCCTCCAGACACTACTGTTACGCTTGTAATTTGCCCGCTTTCAATTACAGGTGTTAATACTGCTGGTATTTGTTTACCGCTAGTATCGATAAAATCGTTTGCTGAATCAAAGTAACCAAATCTATATTCACCACTACTTAAAACAAACACTTTAAGTTCATCGCCCGGTGCTGCAACTCCACGTTGTAAAATAATTGTACTACCTGGTTGCGCATCTGCTGAAATATTTCTATTAAAACTGCCTGCACCTTCATAGGTCCATTCTTGTAAGAATGTAAGTTCTCTGTCGTTTAAGAACACCTTAAGTTCTGATCCTTCAACCGAACCTACTGGAATTTGCCATACTTTCATTTTGTATTCTAATACATCTGTTTCAACAGTAAATGCTTCACTATACCCTGCTGTTAATACATTCTCAGTAACCACAGCTCCTTCAGTTGTTGTAGCAGTAATAATAGTATGATATGATGTTGGTTGCTGTTCAAATGGTGCACGAGATAATTCGTATGCTGTTGAACTTCCATCTGCTATGATTTTATCTATTGATATTTGACTAAATGTTTCAATTGTACTATTAAAAATTCCGTATTGTACTAATCTATTTTCAGGAGGTGTTTCAGCAAATTTAATGTGTGTTACTCCGCTTACATTTTCTAATGTAAATGGTAATACACTTCCGTTAACAGTAACGTATGCACTATTATTTTCACTATACGGAATTGCTGTTTCGTAGTCTGTTGTACTTGCGTCTGTTGTAAAATTACCATAATCAAGTAAGTTTGTACCGCCTAAACTAATTGATATAATTGATATCTTTGCTCCAATAGCAGGAGCTTCATACAATAAAACTTCATTAGTTTTAAAATTAATTGTATACTTACTACTGTCTACTATAATATAATCAATTTTTACAATTACACTTTCTACTGAATACGGACGTTGTGTTAATGTATAAGTTGTAGTTGTTCCGTTGCCTTGGAAACTATCAACTTCAATAACACCTGTTCCACTTGTTGGACGCTCATAAACTTGTAAGTCAAGTGTGTCCATAACCTGCCCAGGGACAGTTTCTTCAGGACCTTTAGATGTAGTAGCTGTAACAAATCCATCACCGTCAACGTTAATATCTTCAGCTTTGATACCAGTAGCAGTACTATATGCAAGGTCGCCGCCTGTTATTGCAGTATCGTATGCACTTTCGTCAATTACTCTACTTCCGTCTGATGTAGCTCTACGTAAAGTAATAACATTTGCCGGCGGATTATTAAGCCCACTACTATCAAGTTCTTCAACTACTTGTCTATAACGTATTTCATTTTCAAATGTAAATGTATTTGTTAATCCATCACCAACTATTGGAGCCATAAATGCATATGTGTTTCCTTCAACAGTAGATGTTCCGTCCCAAGTATCGTCATCAACTCTTTGTCCGTTAATATAAACATTATATTTTACATCTTTAGCTAAAGGTTTTACTAGATCAAATGTAACTGTACTACCGTCAGTTTCAAATGTTTCATCGTCAAATGTTTCATCAAAGATATCCCAGTTATCAGTATACCAGTCGCCGGTATCCCATCCTGGAGGTGCACCAAACTCAAAACTCTTAACCTGTACGCCGCCGTAATCAACTCCGTCCATAAGTTGGCTAAGATCTTTGCCTAACTGTCCTGTTGTTGGATTATAAAATAAGTTTATTCTATCTTGTGCATCAAGTAAGTCGATTGACTTTCTATAATTAATTTGCACTACTGCTTCTGCAGCTGGCGGATTAATAAATTCAATTCTAGCAAAGTATTTGTCAACTGTTGATGTAGTATCTTTTACATTACTAAAGGTGTAATCACTACTTAAAATTAATTCGCCATTTACACTAATATCAATAGTGTTAGTTCTTAAATCCATTGGCCATTTTAAATCAAAACGTGATATACCGCCTGACGCTGTAAACGATTCAGTTTCATTCATTTGTGTAATAAAGAATGTTCCGCTTAATCTATCAAATTTAATAATTGTATGCATATTACGTACTGGAGAGTTACCTAAAACTGCTGTTAGTACTGCATCTCTGCCGCCATCTTTTAGCGTTCCATTAATTGTTATAGTTGGTAATTCGATATAACCACTACCTGGTTCAATTACTGTTATGCTAGATATGTTTCCTGTTGGTCCTAATGACGCTAATGCTGTAGCATTTCCTTCAATAACAATTTCTGGTCGTGATATGTATCCTTCTCCAGCATCACTAACTTCGATCTTTGTAACTTCGTAACTTAAATTGTTTAACCAATTAGAATCTATATCTAACGCATTACCTGTACCAAATAGTACACCGTTTAAAACTTTAATATCTGCTGTAGTAATTGTCCCTTTGCTACTGTCGTACCTCGGTGGACTATCAAAATCTGTAACTACGTTTGACGCTGTTTCAAGTTTACTGTAATTTGATATGTACTCTCTAATCTTAGATTTATAAGGTTTAACTTCTTGAATATATGCTTCGTAACTTGTTAAGTTGTCGTTCTTAAATGTAGTTTTTTGCTGTAGTTCTCCGACATTATGTTGAGCTTTAACAAAACTTGTTTTAAATGCCCAGTCAACATAACCTTGTTCTGAAAATACATAACGCAAGCATAAGAAGAATATGTTATTAAATTCATTAGCTAAGTTAGTAATAAAGATATCATCTTTTAACGCATTTAACAAAATTCTTAATTCTGCAATTGGTTGTTTATCAAAGAACTGTGTATCAAATGTTTGGTTATCAAATCCTACTAGGTTATCTGCAAAGCTATACAATGAAGATGATAACTGCACTGTACCGTTTTCTTTACCAATAGTTTTATAATTTACTGTATAATCAGTAGTATCTTGGTTATCAATTTTTTCTAATAATAACCAACCGGTGCCGCCAACATTTAAGATTTTTACAATATCACCAAACCTGTCATCTAACCCTTGAAGGTTATATGTATAATCTAATACATGATCAATTTCTGTAAATTTATTATAATCAGTTGCATACCAATCAACATAATCCCAGTATGCTGTTACATCATATGCTTGTGATGCTACTCTAACCCAACTGTTATTAATAAAGTGATAGATTGCCCATTTATTGTTAACTGTTTCATCAGCATTTACAAGTACTGCAAATGGTCTAACTTCAATTGACGTATTATCATCATAATTATAGCCTTGACTAATTACTGTTACTTGAGTAATTTGTCCTAATACATCTAAAGTAAATTCAACATCTGCGCCAGTTCCCTGTCCGTCAATTTTATATGTCGGTGCTGTTTTATAACTTCTGCCTCCATCAACTATATCAACACGTACTAGTTTTCCGTTTTCAATTATAGGAGTTAATACTGCTGATTTTGCACGAACTGTACTAACAAAATTTAAGTCGATATAGTTATCAACAGTAGTATCAAATTTATTAGTATTGCTAGTTGGTTTTAAATCATTTAATTGTAAAGCTGAAATGTCTTTTTCATCAGTAATTAAATTTTGCAGTAATGTAACATTAACTCTTTCGATAACTTGTTTAAGAACTTCAACTCTATTAATAAACCATCCCTGTCTTGGTCTGTTAAGAATGCCGTATTTTTCTTTTGGTGATAAATTTGGATTAGGTACAGGACGACTGTTTACATCGTAGCCAACAAGACTGTCAATAAGTTTGTTAACTATTTGTTCGTTTGGTATACTAGTTGACAATCCTTCAGTAACTATTTGATACTGATTATGTATATTACTATATTTGTCGCCTGATGTCCAGTACTGAATATTTAAAACTGTGTTAGTATCTTCAATTAATGATCCTACATTGTGTAGTACAAAAGAATTAGTATCACTAAATGATATAAACTTATATTTCTGTCCGCTCGGGTCTGCAATTAATTTTGCTACTGCATCAATACTTAACGATCTACCTGGTATATTAGGAATTGTTGTTTTATCTTTAACCCAGAAATAGTAGTAATTTGTAAATCTTTTAGCAATATTATCGTATACTCTTCGGGTACTGTAGACCTGACTATCATAAATTGCTGTACCGGTAGTATCAGGATCATTATTCCACCCCTCTGGTGTTAACGTTGATTCTACCCATTCATATACATCAATTGACGATCCTTTAAATAATGTATTAAAGTTATTTGATTTATAAATTAAATTACTTTGATATACATTATAAAACTTTGCATTAGTTAAGTTCCACCAAACTCTGCCAGTTTGTTCCGGTCCCCAACTTCTGTTAGAGTCAATAGTTATATTATCTATTAAGTTATTATTATTAGTATACACCGCAGGATCGTTTGGTGTTTTATAACGTATTTCTTCGTCTGCAGGTCCTGCAATTTTTCCTTGTATTGGATCAATATAATCTAGGTTAGTAATTACTTCGTTTTTATTTAAATCGTAAAGCATTACCTTTTTAATTTTATCAATATCAGCTGGCGGATTATGTACTCTATGCTGTGTCCAAATTCTTTCATTATCAGGACGTCTGTAATCTAATATAAGTCCTTTTTTGCCGTTAGCATTTTGATATTGTGGTACTGAAACATATAAGTGATTATTTTTAGCAAGAATATTTCTACCAAAGAAATCAACTTCAGCAATACTATCTCTGCCTGCATATGTATGATAGTCAATACTTTGTCCAAAGATTAATGATTCATCAATTCTTTCGTATGCATATACTACTCCATTACTAGCTATTTCATTTTTATATGTTGTAAATTCATTATCAAATACTGTAGCGTTACTATCGAATGTTGTAATATCGTCACTAGATGCATTAAATGCACTTACAAATAATGAGTTGCCGTCAAATTCAATTTTCTTACCGAATAATTCTCCATCAACTTCATTGACACTTGATAACGTTTGTGTTAATACAAATGTGTTGCCTTTTTGTGTGTAAACAAATACTTTTCCAACATTAGTACTAGTTGAGTCATCTGCTAACGGAGCACCGATAGCTATCATTTTTCCATCTTGACTGATACTTATAGATGTTCCAAATTGTGAGTCAGTTTCGTCTACCGATGGATGAATTAGTTCTTGTGATTTTTGATAATTATCATTTATATTTCTATATACAACAACTTTGGTAATATCATTATCAAACTTAGCACTTACTACTAATACTTCACCGTTATCACTAATATCAAAGTCACGACCAAATTCTATTAAACCTGTTTGATCAAGTTTTAATTCAGTGTCACCTCCGGGCACAAAACTAATCAATTCCCAATCTTCTGCAGGGACTTCAATTGTTCCGTTAACATCAACAAATTCATTATATCCTAACGGAATATTACGCTTGGCTTTATAGAAATTTCCGTTAAAATATTGTACAATTTCATCTATTGTGTATGTTGACAGCGGAGTGAAGAATCCTTTATAATCAAGATCCTCTGGAATAGTTCCTGTATCATTTGGAATATATCCTAAGTAGTCAATACTTCTTATTTGATCGTTATTTACTAATTGCCATTCTGTAGCAGTAAATGTTGTTCCGTCACCGGCTATGTTTGTTAATGCTTTGTAAAAATATCCGCTATAATAAACATAGTCATTAATTATATAATTTGTTGATGTGCTAAACACACCTTTGTAACGCTTGTCTTTTGAAGTTTCCCAATCGTATACTATACCTTCAGCATCAGTACCTTTGTTAATAAAGAATATCTTTCCTGGATTACTAAGTGTTCCGTTGCCTTGTGCTCCTATGAGAACTTTATATAAGTCATTTCTTTTGGCTATTTTAATCTTACTACCTATACGCAGATTTTCTGTTACATCAGGTAGTATGAATGTATCAATTGGGTTAAATGATGACACATTTTCTTTTTGGAATACTGAGAAATAACCAAAGTTATTTAAATTGTTTCCCGGAGCATCTGGATTGACTGGTATTTTAAATACTTGTGTGTAGTCAAGATTGATAGAGCTTGGAGGATTAGCTAATAACGGTTGTCCTGAAATTAGCGTATCTTTATATATAATATATTCTGCACCTATTATTGTACTTTCAGCAGGTACAGTTTCAATTTCTGCATCTAATTGGAACACACATAATTTACCTATGCCTAAATTATCTGCAACTAAGTCGCCTAATGATACTGCATTAATATCGCCAAGTACTTGGTCTTGGTTATATGCTGGATCTGGATCTGTTGGAATACCTATATATTCAATAGTTCTACCTGTCCCTAATGCTCCCCAATCGCCTAATACATTAGTAACATATACTCGGGCTTTACTGTTATTAAATTTTTGATAGTATACTACCTTTGCTGTTGCTCCTGGGTTAGGTGTGCGCTCTCTAACAAACTGTCCTACTTTAGGTTCAAATGGTGCACCAGTAACAGAGTTTGTTTCATCTAAATCAAAATCAATATACCCTTCCCATAAATCATACAGCGTATGCTTCTTATTTGTTTGAGTATAAGTTAACCCTGTTGGTGTAATATCAATAAAGGATCCGTCAGCATCACTTGGAAAGCGTAATATTTCTAGCCCTATTTCGTCACCAACTACTATATTATCAGTTAGTGCTTTAGGAGCCCGAACAATAAACAAATCACTCGGTATAATATCTAAGTTATCTGCTGGTCCCGGAGTACCTTGGTATGTAAGAGTTCTTATATAACTGTTATCTGCATTAGAACCATAAATTCCAGACTGTGTATTATTATACTTCCAAATATTTGCACCAAATGCATCTGTGTCTACTTCGCCTGTTGGTATAACATTATAAACTACTAAGCCTCTTGCTTCGTCAACATTATTTGCAGAAAGTTCGATATCAGCACCGGTATCAAAGAACCAATAACCGCCAAGCTCTGCATTAACATCAATTGAATCTGTAGGTGCAGCTCTTTGAAATGCGCCAACAACTTCTCCAGATTCCTTAAATAATTGTCCGATAAGAGGCCAAGCACCGTTTGTTCTTTCAATATAAATTACTGCTCTATTGTTTGAAACATATACATAATTAACATATCCAAACACGCCAGTTGCTTCAACTTGATCACCAATCTGTGGCAATATTGATAATACCGGAATCTCTAAAATTACATCAACTTTCTTTTGTATAGTTAACCCCGATTCTAAAAATTCTTGTGTAATTGCAGGGAACTCATTGTTAAATGGAAGTCTTGCAGTTGTAGTCGGTATATCTTGATTTGCTGATGTAAATTCGTTCCATTCCATATAAACTACATCACCTGCTGTAGTTCCTGAATACTGGTCTGCAGGAGCTCTTACAAGAACGTGCTGAGGATGGGTGTCTTCTTCAGATTCGGTAAACGGATAATTACCCGTTAACATATTTTTAAAAAATGCTTCATTTGCAAAAATATTGTTATTTTGTAATACTTCTGCTATAGCCCCAAAACTTCCAAATTGTTGCTGTGCTTGGGCACCTTGAATATCAACTACTACTTCCCATAACAGTCCGTCGTATTGAACAATATCTTTGTTATCATAATCTTGCGTAGATACAAATTCACCCTTGTATCTTGATTTAACATTTGAAGCACCCGGAGCACCTACTACTAAGTATTTTCCGTCTGCACTAATAGCTTGTCCTGTACCAAATAGTTGTCCTGATCCTACTGATGCACTAGTTGCTGGTTCTACTATTTGTGTAAATTGATAATTTTGACTATTTCCGCCTCTGCTATATATAAAAAGTTTTCCGTTATTACTAGCAATCGGTGACGACACTGACATAATACTGTTTCTGTTATCAACTGTAATTGATCCGCCGTAATTATTTTCGCCAGTTTCTTCTGCAGGTATTTGTTGTAATAGATTAAATCCTTGGGTATTCTTTAGAACTTTCCAATCATTTTCAGTATTTTCAATCCATATTAACGATCCTTCGTCGATGCCTTGTTGTGCTATTTTATTAGCCTCAACATAATCGCTTACTTTTACAGATTTAAAAGTTGTAACTAACCCTTCACATGATGGTATCTTTTCAATTTGAACATTACTTTCAAAATAAATTTTATTAAGTACTTTTTTAGTAACTCTATAAAATCCTTTTAACTGTGATAACCTAGTGTTAGTAGTTTCAGTTTCAGTAGATCCGTCTTGAGCATCATCATTAATTTGTACATTAAATATGCCTAATATATCGCCAGCTTTAATGCCTGCAGGTGAATTATCTAATGTTATTTCTAACTCATACGGCGCAGTAGTGTCGGTAATTTTTTGTTGTAAAGTTTCAATAGAAGTAATAGTAGTATCTAAGGAAACATACTGTAATACATTCCATTTATTTTCTTTAGATCCGACCCATAAATAATCTTTATTACTAAGTGATTCAATATCTAAATTAGCTATACCATTATAATCAGCTAACACTACATCTATATCTGATAAGTTAACAAATCCAGGACTACGAGTAAATGATTTTAAATCTGTTTTTTGAGGAAGAAAATTATTATTATACGTTAATGGCTTTTTATAAACTTCAAAATCTTTAATATTATATACAAGTCCGTCAACGTCATCACTATTTGTTAACTGTATTGGCTGAGGATTTAATCTAAATTTCTTTTCGTCTAATTTAAATTCAACTTCGTCGAATCCTTCGCTTGCACCATACTGCCCTTGTTTAATTGCCCATTCTTCATAAAAGTCTAAACTTTCTCTATCATTAGCACTTAATACATCAAATAATTTATCAAGACTATTACGAGTTCCTTTTTCTTGAATCATTCCTTGATAAAATTTGTACTGACTAACTTCGTCGTTAATAATATTTTCAAGATACTTACGTTTTTGGTAACCAATAAGATGTTGAGCTTGTTGTTGCTGTACTACATCAAAATTATCTGTGTCTAGATCATAAAAGTCTGCGAACTGATTTGTTTTATATTCAAAGTTTGGTATTAGTTTACTTTGAGGCGTTTCATTTAACCGCACCCATTGATTATAATCAAAAGTTTCTGATCCTGTAATAACTGCATCAGCTGTATAATTAAATTCTTTATACTTAACCATATCACCTACTGCATAATCAGTCCATTGTTGCCAATCTTTTATAATAACTTCAGAATATATAAATCCTGGAATGTCAAGACTGCCGTTCCAATCAGTAGTACGATATCCAAATGCTTTTATTCTATCTTGTCTATATCCTGTAGCTGGTTGATAAACTACATCACCAAATACTGACGAGTTATCAATCATTACAACATGTTCTGTTTGTGTCAACGGAATTTTAATAGAGTAAACTCCGTCAGCTGTAATAGTTGGTGTTATTTTAAAATTATTTCTATCTATTCTGTCAATCTTTAAAAATTTACTTTCTAAAGGTTTGCCATCTGATTTTAATAATCCGTACCCAAAGAAATTATCAGTTACACTATCAACCTTAGCATATTCAGTATTAAACCAAACTTGATCTGCTGCAGGGCTTAAAGATATAAGGGCGCCTTCGCCCCAAGAATGTGATGTCCAAAATAAGAACTCTCTTGAAGCATTTTTCCAGTCTGAAATTATATTTTCTGTGCCGTCAAAGTATTGAAATCTAAATCCTTGTTCAACTAGCCAATGTTCGTATCCTAATAAAAAGTCAATAACATCTTGTATTGATGTAAGAATTGTACCATACGACAAGGTTAGTACATCATCTTTATTAAACCTGCTTTTAAAGGTTGCATTGCGGCCACCAGTAACAGGAAGTTTAGCAAGTTTTGTTAACTCTGTAGGTTGACTAGGGTCAAATACATTACCCGAAGTAAAGGTAACATTTGTTCTATAATAAGATCCGTTATTTTCTATAATAGTATCTTTAGCATAGGTTCTATTTTCATTCCACTCTATATATGAATCTGACACGCCGCCAACATTAACTTCAATATCTTTTGAAGATGTTAATGATTGATAATATTTAAAATAAGGTAACTCTTTATCATAGCCTCTAATCGAAAATCCACCTTGTACTTTTTCAACTATAACACCGCTATAATTTATAGTTTTTATCGGAGTACTTGTATTTAAAAATACTTGATAGTTTTCTTCTGGTATAAAAACATTACCTTCGTTTGTAGGTGTTCTGCTATCAAGTATTAATTTAAATTTAGATTTATCAGTAAATCCGCCTAGTTTAAAGGTAAGTCTGTTTTTAATTGATTTTATATTATTTTGATATTCAACAAATTTATCAGCAAGATTGTATGACATATAATCTTGTATATAATTTACGAATCCTGATGTTAATTTTTGTGCAGATTCATTAATACCTGTTGGAAAACATAAGTCTTCTAACTTAATATGATTTTTTGTATCTTTATAAATTATATGTCCGATAGAATTGCGAACTTGTCTTGATCTATCAAAACCTGTAGCTAGTGCAGAAGGTGTGCTGTTAATTAGCCAACTAGTTAGAATTGCAAATGGATATTCTGAACTGTTTATCCATGCATCCTCAACTGGGCTTCCGTCACCAAAAACAAATCCTCTATTTAATGACTGTGTATCAAATCGTTTTGGAATATTGCAATTAGAAGGACCTAATAATTCACCTGAAGCATTAACTGGTATAAACGTTTTTAATCCTGGACGTCTATATAATTTATTAATTTTAAATGAACCGCTAGGATCTCTAATTATTCCTCTTTCTAAATCCTCCCAAAGTAAGGAGTTATTTTTTGTGTAAGGTGCAGGACCATATTGATCTTCCCACCAACTTGGTTTAATACTAAATCCTAACATTTCCCATGGTGTTAAGTGCGGGCTATCTGTATCGAAGTAATATCTGTATATTGCTCTCCACCAACCTGGTAACTTGTCACCATTCTTATCCATCAATAATGAATAGTTAAAAGTAAACGGATTATCTGTATCAAAGTAAGAGTTAACAGTATAGTCCTTATCAACTAATGTCATCCATTGTAAAAAATCTGTAGTCAACGGAGCATTAATTTCTTTTCTAGTAAACGCAGTATTACGATTAAGTCCAGGTACATATGAATGAACGTTAAACAACGTAGGATCGTAATTAATTTTAATGTTATTAAAGATTCTTTTTTCTAATTCTAAAATTAATGCATCTCTATAATCTCCAAAAGCCTTTACTATGCTTCCGTCATGTCCTTTAATAACTGTAGGATTACTACTAAATGAGGTATCTTGATATAGATATGGTTCAAATACTGGATATAAACCTAACTTACTCGGCGTTGGTGGTATAAACGACCCGTTAGTTGTATCGTATTCGTTTATTTCAATAATGTCACCAACAGACTTAGTAGCAGTAATTACTAAAAAGCCTTCAGTATTAAATGTATAATCTTTATTGTGTATTAATTGTTCACTATTTAAATATACTGTTACTGCTCGAGTGCTTAATGTTTCTAGTGTAAAATCAGTATTTAAAGCATAGAATTGAGTTGCTATATCTTCTACTATTATTTTAGTTGTAATTGCTGTACCAAAAGGTATCATGTCACTAAAGTAAAATGGCATAACATTTGTTTTACTTTTTACTAGCTCAGTAATAATCTTATCAACATGCCCTTTTACATTTCCTGAATACCCTATACTTTCAGCTGTTTCAATAAACAAACGTTTAAATTTAGAATATTCTTTTTTAGAATATCTAACAGCGTTAATTATATTTGACGGCTTATCGATAAGACTGTACATTGATAAGTTTAACGGCGAACTATGTTTAATAAACTTTCTTCCGTATTTGCTTAACCCGTCTAGATCTCTTAAATTAGACGGTCCAGGAAATATTCCATTAAAGTTAGGAACATTTTCAGTTATACTAAAAACATGATCGTTAACTTCGCCAAGTGTAAATGAAGTTAAATCTTCATTCAACGGATTCTTTTCAAGATTATTAGCAATTTCATAATACCCGTTATTATTTTTTACAGCCGAAGAGCTACACTTTATGATAATTGATGCATCTTTATCTAAATCATATTTAAATTTTATACTCTTAATCTTATCAACACTATTTTCAAATTCGTAATCAATGTTTTCATATTTTATAATATTGTTACATAGTACTGTAATAGATAAATCAGTAAGCTCAGAACTTCGATCATAACAGTTAATTGGATATGTAATGCGAGTGTTATCGTTTACATATTGAAGAATTACTTTTTGCTCACTTAATGTATTAGCCTTAGTATAAACATTTGCTATTGTAAAATTTTTACCTTTATATTTTCTTAAAAATCCCTGTTTAACATCTACTACATTTAATGTATCATTAGTTTGATATTGGAAAGTGTCTGTATTAAAATTAAAATCAAATACTATGTCTCCAACATTTTCAATACTTTTGTAGCTTAACGGAAATCCTAATGCAGTATCGTTTGCACCTGTTCCAACTTTATACCCAAATATCTTACTTCCTCTAAAAGACGATGCAGGATATACATTTATGTTAGAATAACTAATATCGTTTTCGTCAAATACATCAAAAATTGGTGGTGTATTTACTGACGTTTTTTCCTGTGCAATACTCCATTTATTACCGTCGTAATACCAAATTTTGCCACCGTTTTCTGTGCCGCGGGTTACTAGTACATTTTCACCGCTAGACGGCTCACTGTCTGTGGTTGGGACTAGAGTTATCTGTCCGTCTGTTCCGCTTCCTTTGAACTTAATAAATTTTACTTCAAATACTTTACCAGTTACTAGTGGATCAGTATCTGCTAAGAATATAACACGCATGCCTGTTGATAACTGTATATCATCAATATTATAACCTAAACTACCTTCAATAGTACTAAACGCATCCGTAGTAAAAGTGTCAATTAAGTCAATTGTGCCTTTTGAGAATGATCCAAAGTTATACAATCTTAAACCAGATTCAAATTCAATAATAGGTCTGCTTGCACGAGCAGTTTCGTCAACTGTAACAGAATTATTTGTAATTGTATCTACTAATTCAATTACATCTTTATGAAACCATCTGTTATATCTTGACCAAAAATTTCCATCTGGACTTGCACGATTAATTGTAATATAATCTTTATCTCTTGGATATCCTGTTGCTTGTGAGAAAGGAAACTGATCAAATCCTTCGTCATTATCAAACGGAACATCAACATCAACACCTACAGGAAAAGAAACTTCTACGTCAGTTGCTGATACTAATTCAATTTCTTCACCGACACCCTCAACATACCATTCTTTGTCTCGATATAGTTCCGGCTGTACATCGCCTCTAAATCTAACTTTTAATCCGTTAGTTAATGACCAATTATCTCTTGTTTGATATTCTTTCTTACCGATAATTTCTGCAACAACATCAATAAATTGAGCATCGCTTTGATTTGCTACTCTAATTAATCCACCAGAATTAATATCTTCACTCGAAACATAAAATAACTCATCAGGTGCATCTGATCCTAGTTCTAATTCAATAACGCCTTCATCAACTTTTTGGGCTGATATTCCGTCTACTAATAAAAATGCATCATCTAAAGTTCTTTGAGTTTTAAATGTTAATGGTAATCCAGGAGTGTTAATTTCAAATCTGTATTTTACACCTCTATATAATTTTAGTATAGGATTGTTAGTTAGCCCATCTGGAGTAAAAACATAAGAATAGTCGCCCAATGCTTCTGCTAACTCAACTGTATATGTACTTGTAATTTCTTTTTGTTCGCCTGGTATAAACACAGATCTTGGACCGTTTGGTAACCAGTAATATTCTCTAAAATTACTAAATTTGTCCCAATCAATTTTTGGATCCCAGGAATAAAATTCTTCTTTTGTATTTCTACCATGATTAATATTTGATCCGCCTAGGTTAGCAATTTGATTTATGTAATCTCGGTAATCAGCATGATAATCAACGTTTCCGTTTGAGTCTTGTATAATACTAGCAGGTTCTAATTGGTAGTTAGTTCTGTCTGCTGATATATCACTTAGATAGTTGTCATCTTTAACATAAGACTTTGCAGTTTTTCTACCAACAAATGAACTTATTTTTTCAGCTACACCAGGTTGTAATACTTGATCTAATGTAGACTTTAAAAACTTTTGGTTTTTATCTGTTCTAAAATACTTTGGTAAGTGTCTAGCACTTTCTCTTTTATTCGAGTTAGAACCATTTGGCAATGGAAATTCATTTTGGTCATTTTTTGCCATTAGTAAGTTGTCCCTGTGTTAGTATTATTAACTACATTGTTAGTAGATGTAACTCTTGCCGAAGCATCATCTAATGCTGAACTTTGTATTCCGGCATTTACTGAAACAGTTTGTGTAGTTATTGTATTTTGTGCTTTAAGTCTCGAAGCTGTTACTGCGTCTATAACTTCGATACTAGTAACATCGGCACCACTAATGAAAATTTCATCAGCTTCTGCTTTAATTTCGTATAAGCTACCAAAACTTTGATCTTCTTGTTTTGGTACGATAATAAATGTAGATACATCTGGAGCAAGTTGATACATAACATAGTTCGCAAGTTCTGAGAAATAAAACTGTTCTCCAAAGTCCCAATTGTCTAAAGCAAAAAATTGATTAATTGCTGTTATGATACGTGTTTTAATTTCGTTATCATTTAATACTTTGTCTTTGTTTTTTACAACTTTAAATGTAGCTTGCAAATCTTCTGTTGCCTTATTGCCAAATAATACTTTGTACTTAACTGGATGATAAATTATTTCATCAGTAAGTGATTTAATTTTATTTAACTGACTAGCATAAGATATAAACAGCTCGTCACTGCTTGGCGGTAGTGGCTGTTTAATTGAATTTTCTAATAACCACATACGATAATTTGCATCATACGTCCTGTCAAGAATATACATATCAATAATATTGCTTGCACTAGGATCAATACGTGTTTCTGCACTTGCTGCATGGTAATATCTAAACTTCAAATCATTACGACCAAGACGTGCTTTATAATCTGCACTAATAGTTAACTTTAATGCCGTTTGACTTAGTACTTCAAATACATCAGAATCAATGTAATAAAATACCTGTCCATCTTTATATTCGCTAAATGGTCTTAATTCAGATTTTGTAGCTAATATAATAACTGCATCATCAGCATTGTTTAAGTAATTAAAATCTTCAACTCCGTCAACCGAAGTTATTTTTTGAAATATAACATACTTAGATTTTACATTAACTGTCGGAGAAACAATTTCTTCAAATAAATCTGCATCATCAACAATACCGTCTTCGTCTGCATCGAAGTAACTGATTTCTAATTTTTTACTGTCAACATAACCTTCTAAATCTCTATATGCATCAACAATTTCCCAATCAAAGTCTCTTGTAAATGCATTAACATCATCTGGTTTATAATTTATATTTAAAACTGTAATTGCGTCTTTAATAATCTTACCGGTTTTGCTATCGTAAATTTTTTCTTTAGGATCGTAATAAAACTTAATCTCTTTATCACTTTCAAATACATAACGCATGCCGCGATATGTAATTGTATAACGTTCACCATCATTTTCAAATAATAGTGTCCAACTAGCATCCAATTGTTGATTAGTAGTATCTCCTGATTTTCCAGATGAAAATTCAGTGCCTATCGATAAGTTATTTTCAGTAACTAGTCTCCATTCGCCGCTTGTTTGATCAAAGCGTAGTCCGAATGTTTTATATACAAATATTTGATCGATTACCTGTTGTTTAACACTGTCAATTAAATTATTTGCTAATGCAGGTTTAATTTCACCTAAAAGAGCACCAGTAGGAATTTCGTCATTTAAGTATACAGCTCCGGTTCCGTCTGGTCTTTCTTCAATGCCTGTGCCATTGACTGAAATTACTTTTACCCACTTATAATCTAAGTCACCAATTTTAGATGACGGTCCGTCAACTATGTTTAATTTTTTATCAAAATGTTTTCCTGTTGGAGCAATAAATTTAATTAAAGTTCCTGGTTTTAACAAGGACATAATTGTTGACGTAAATGAACCTAATTTAATAGCAATACCGTCTGCACTTTTAAATAACCCTGTTACTAAATTAGTTTCAACGGTTGTTCGACTCCAGTTAATGCCCAAGTCGTCTGTTAGTATTTTAGGAAATTGGTCAAAGTAAAAATTTCGAAGTTTCTTATCCGATAATAACGGAACAATGGTATTTTCAGTAGCACCTTCTACATCAGTCTTTGTTGTAAAAGTAAAGCCTTCTAACTTATTTTGATACTCTTTATACAATACGCCATCGTTTCCGTAAAGTGTAGTTTGAGAATATTTTCCAGTTGCATCAATTAAATCAAAATATCTACTAATGCCACTTGCTGTTCTATTAACACTTTTTACTTTTACAATTTTTTGATTAATACCAAGTGGCGCAACTTGATAGTCTTCGCCAGTTACCATTCTATTTTGTGTATAATATGTTGACGGTGCATTAAATCTAATAGTATCAGTACTTTCGCTTGTTGCGCCGTTATCAACTGTGTAATACAAACTATACAATAATGTTAATTCTTCTGTTTTTCCTGATTTAGAAATATAAGGAATGCTAACTAAAATATTACTAAAGTCTTTAGGCGTAAGAACAATACGTTCGTTTTGACTAGATCTAAAGTATACTCTAAATGTACCTTGTGGCAAATTGCCAAAGACACCATCACTAAACACTAAAGTTACTCTATCGTCAACTCTTGTTAACGCACTATAAATATTTCTTTCTGATTTAGACAAGCTATTGTAAACAACATTATTACCTTGTAATGCATCAACCTTGGACCAAAGTTCTTGTTCATTTCCTTCAGAATCTAACTTATATAACCAAACATCAGTATCATTAATGTCTGGTGCTTCGACTGCAATTGATTGATTAGAACTAGGATTGTTTATTGTAAATACACCCTGGTCTAAAGACCCTTGGCGGAAGTGACTAAAGAAGCCTGTTGAATTACTAGCAACACCTTTTCCGTCGTCTTTATAAATTAATGCAAACTTATTTCCCGGAAACGGTGCTTCTTCTTCAATAGATGTACTTGTAACATCAGTTGACACTATTTCAAACGATAAGTTTCTTCCGTCAATAATTTTATTATATTGGTAAGTTGCAATGTCTGAATTAATAGAATTAAATCGATATTGCTCTGTTGATATTCCTGATATCAACTCTTTTTTGTTTGGTTTTCCGAACTCTGAATTTGACGGTAATCCTGTATTCATTACTTTAATGAATTGTTCGTACCAATCAGGATTTGAAACATCGTTCCATACAATAGTTTGTTCTTGTAAATTATTGCCGTTACTGTCAATTACTTGTTCAGTAGTCTTGATACTATCTAATTTTACAAGTCCGTTAGTAGCTTGGTTACGCTTAGGATTGTATGAAAGCAAACGTGCTAAACGCAGTACTGATTCTCTACGCTCTGCAAGTTCCATATAATTTTCACGAGCATTTAAGTCAATACGGAAAGCAATATTTTGTCCTAAGTATGCAATAAGATCTATTAGTGCAAGGTATTCTGAACTATCTACATAGTCGTTATAATCTTCAGGATAATTATCCCGCAAGTATTGAATCATAGTTCTACGCAAGTTATCAAAATCATAACTTTGAAAGTCTGCGTTACGGAATGACTGGTAGACTCGCTTCCAATCTTCCGATAATAACAATCTATTTTGTCTGTCAGTTGAGGACATCTTTATTCCCTTATATCTTTGTAATATTTAGCAGTATTAAATAACCGCGTATATAATTATCCTGTAAAAAATCCAGCGTTTTCATCAAATTGAAACTGTATTTTTTCAACAATAGAATACGGTTTGTACACTAATTCACATGCTACTTGAATACCATGCTCGTATGTGTCAACAGTAATTTGATTAACTGAAACTCGAGGATCATAATTTATAATATCCGAAACATCTTTAATAATAAGATTGCGAGTTTGATCAGTCAACGGTTCAAATAATACGTCCCATATTATAGTTCCAAATGATGGGTCGCTTAATTTTTCACCTTTTCGAATATGAAAATGATTTATAATATCTTGTTTAATCAATGCAATGTCGTATAGCTTATTACTCGATTGAGAACCATCTGCTGTACTAAATCCTTTATATGTTGGACTTTTTACGTAGATGTTATCTTTTTTCGATCCTACTGCTACTTTAGTTTGTTGATATAACGATTTTTCTAATGTACTCATAACTTACGCCTTTTTAAATGTATCATCGATCGGAGGGAATTGAAATTCTGCTTCATCCTCCTCAGGACGCTCTGATTCTTCTGCTAGTGTTTCGTCTGGTATGAACGATTTAGGATCTAAATTTTCATGTTCTTTCCAAGGTTCGTGTAACGGAATACGCTTTGGATACAATGCCTTATCTCCGTCTTCAATTTCTTTAGCTTCTTTTGCAGTTGCCGCCTGGCCTGGAGAGCCGCCGCTATAGCCGAAAGAAAAATCACTTAGTATTTGATTATCGGTTCCTGGTTTATCTTGCCAAGCTAATCCAGCTACTGTATTGTTTATAATTCCTGCTTTTAATTTTTTAATTTTAGCTTCGCCGTTAATTTCAACATTAACATCTAGATATAAATTATTTGATCCAATTGTATGATCGACCATTGCTCTTTCTTTAATAGCATTTGCTTGTATTACAGAATTTAAATCTACTTTTGTTTCCATGTTAGAGTCTACAGAAATATAATAATTGTCTTTTACAACTAAATTATGATCACCTTTTACATAAACGTTAGATTCTCCGTCAACTCTAAGATTAAAATCTTCTTCTACAAATTGATTAAAGTTTTTTGCCTGCATACTTGTATTTTCAATCGAGTGTATTGCTGTATTTTTATCAGAAATAATGTTAATGTTTTCTACAGCACTCATATTAATATTACGGCCAGCATTAAAATTTAAATCATTATCACTATTAACACTTATGCTATCTTCTGAGTAAATGTCAATTTTGCCGTTGGATGTCATTTCGATCCAACTCTTTCCGCTACCGTGTGCAATATAAATTAAATCTTCACTACAATTCATCATTATTTGATGCCCTGTACGTGTTTGAAGTTTTATCATTTCGTTTGCAGGAATATCTTTTTTCCCAGATTTATCACCTTTTTCAAAATTAGCATATTCTAGCTTGTCACCGTCGTCGCCGCCTGCAGCAGCTTTTCGCTGTAATGTTAAATCGCCGTCATCCATAATAAAAGAATGACCGCCTAATCTACTAAAGGGACGTTGAATTGAACTTCCTGGTGTTGGACCGTATGCATGTTTTGGACCATTTAAGTCTAGAGGTCCAGGAGTGGATATACCAAATACTGTACTAGGCGACTCTCGTCTAGCACTAGATGTATTTGTACCACGAACGTGATCTGAAGCTAGTCCTGCTTCGTCAAGTCGTTTAAATCTTTCTGGAGGCACTGGCTTTAAAGCCTGTGTAGCATCTTTTCCTCTTAGTTCTGTAGTTCTTTTATTGTATTCTGCTACAGGCAATGCTTTAGAAGGATCAGTATCATTGTATGTAGTACCAGCATTTCCTGGAACTGAAAAATTCATGCCAACATCAGCTACACATCCTACCCAAAATGCTTGAGAAAAGTCGCCTTCAGGCATTAGAACAATTACTTGTGTTCCAATGTCTGGCGGAACTGCCCAAAAGCCGTAACTTTTTTGTGTACTTGCATAGTCTGATCCATACCCTAATCCTGCATACGGAGTTTGTCCTGCAAAAGGACTTGCATACTTACAATTAACTGTTTCGCCTTGCAAACTACCTGTTCTAGTCCTTCTTAAAATTTCAACTTGTAAGCCGCCCATAAAAGTAGTATCAAGATGGTTAACAACTTTACCAAGGTAAACTCCTACAGTATTGCTAGTTCTATCATTAGTTCTTCTATCTTGTGCCATTATACACCTTCATCCACGTTTGTTTCTCCAATGTTATTAACAAATGGTGTGCCGCTAGTTTCTTGAGCATTACCTTTGCCTCCCATTAAGAAACTAATTACTTTTCCGGCAACTGCTTCAATTGAAATATCTTGATTACGTTTTCTAGCTAATTGAAGCGTCTGTTCAAATTTTCCATTATCAAAACTATTACTAACTTGAATAACTTGATATATTCCGCTAAACATTGACACTGGTAAAAAGCCGCCTAACGGATATTTTACATATCCATCTTCTTCATCATAATCAATTGGTGTTCTAAAATTTAAAATAACATATACTTCACCATCCATAGGATTCATGCTACCATCTATAGTTACTGGTAATAGTGGCGAGCTCGGAAGTCCTAAGAAGTTTCCTACTCCAACATCAGATATAAAATATGGGTCGCCGTGTATTTTTAAGTCAACTTGTATTAAATCGTTACCAGAATTAATCATCATATCATTAAAATATCTTGCTGTTCCAGTTTCGGAATCGTCGCCAGCAGCATTGCCGCCGTTTGCACCTTGTTCGTTGTCTGTAGATGATGTATCATCATTTGTTTCACCGCCAGCTGCATTTCCAACAATACCAAAACTTGGATTTGCACCTGTTGTTGTAACAGCATCTCTCTCTTTTGGTCCTAGCCCTAATGCGCCGCCCAAAACTGATGCTAATTGTTTTTGATTTCTTGCAGCTTGCACACCAGTATAGTACATCATATTAAATTTTAAATCAAAATCTATAATATCTTTATTTTGCCCTGTATAGATATAGCTATACGCTTTTGGAGTAAGCAGTTGTTTTATTAATGTTCGTGAAAATCCTGTAAAACCTGGTGCAGAAAAGTTTGAGCCGTCAGTTTTATATGGACGGACTCTGTATACATATAATTTAGGAGATTTACCAGTTATTAAACCTCCTAATAAACCGCCACCATTAAATACTTGAGGTTCAATTCTAAACCACGATTTACGTCCCGAGAAGTCTCCAGGTTTACTTGCAAAATCTCTACCGTATTGTGAAGTAATTAATACTTCTTCAATAATATCTTGTATTTTTGAGCCCTGTTCGAACTGATACACTGATGTATTAGGATTATAACTTATTAAATTACGTTTTATAAAGCCGGGATTGCTTGGATCTTCAGCAAATGACGGAAGTTGATACGGAGTATTACCTAAATTATATTGAGTTCCGGGGCGTAATAATTGAGATCTACCAATTGCATTAATATCTGTTGCTGCTTGTGCTTTTAGTTTATTACCCATAAGAGTTCCTAAACTAAACACTGCTGTATTTTCTGAAACTTTTTCTAATAATCTCGGTGGCGGGCTATTATCACCGCCTACTAATCCTTGATACCATTCATTTGCGGCGCCGCCGACACCTGCAAGTGAGCCTGTTACTGAACTTGCAACTGATGCTAGTCCGTCTACTACTCCGCCAAGTACTCCAAGAATACTTGTGTTAGGAAATTGTATTACATATTCGTCGCCGCTACTTTGTTGAGCAGCTTTTTGTTCAACAGTTACTTGATTTAATGCAGCTGTAAGACTTTGTGGTCCATTTTGTAAAAGTTCAGCTACTGTACGTCCTTTAATTGCAACATCTGTTTTTAATCTTTGCGCTCTATTAGTCATTGCTTTTTCTGTATACGGAACTGCCTGAATATCGTAAGTTGCGCCTGCTTCTGAAACATTCATTTCAGCTTGTACTATTTGTATAGGAAAATGTCGCTGACTAAAGAAAGGAGATTTGACATTTCCGTCATCATCATAACCTATAAATGCAATACTAATTAGAAATGGTGCTTCTAAATAATTTTTATGCCCGGTTACTAATGATGCACTTCTTAAGTTATGAAAAAATTGGCCCATTGAATACGGTTCAATGACTTTAAAGTTAATTGCAGTAGCATTTGAATGTCTTGACTTTGGATTTGGTGCAACTGTATTTTTTATGTTTACATCTTCAATAAAAAATTCTCGTTTACCGTCTAAATCATATAATGATGGAATTGTTGGGCCACCTCCGCCGCCACTTCTAATTATTTTAACTGCTGGTCCAAGTGTTCTATAACTTAGTGGAAAATTAAATTCAATATTAGTAAGGCATCCAAGTGTAAAAACTGGAGCATAACTTGCAAACTGATCTAATTCGTTTCTAAAAGGAAAAATATCGGCGCCATATAACGCACTAGCACCTGCAAGACTTGGATTCTGTAAAAAGTTTATAGTTTGACTAGTTGTACTGTCTCTATCACTTACAGTCGCAGTTCCTCGGTTGCCAACAGCATTAACTCCTGGGTCTCCAATTATTATATTACCGCTATCTTCGGGTACAAATGGCATTTAAAATCCTAATTGTCTTGCTAACGAATCGCCCTTAGGCAAAAATATTTTAACTCCAGCAACTAAGTCGTAAACTGGGTCTTTAAGTAAATCAATATTGCGTTGTGCAAAAACCCACCATAGATTCTTTGTTCCGTATAAATCAAATGCTAACAAATCTGGTCTATATGTATATTGTGGTTGTACTTCGTATAATATGTCATCATCACTAACTGGTATTGGCCTAATAGTTAGGATATCTAGATATTCATTATTAACAACACTAGTATTAAACCAAGGACTATTGTTTTCATAAGATGTTTTCATTAAATAAATCCTTTGCCGCTTGAAATATAGCCGCCGTTAACAAATGTATCTAAGCTAAACTTAGTTACCGCTTTTCTACTGTAAGTAGGCTGTACCTGAACGTTAATTTGACTTCTAACCGGAACCCATGTTCCGTTTTCTCCTACGTTACACTGAATGTAATCTACATCGTTTGGCATATCAACTGTAAAGTATGTTACTGTTACAGGAACATCTTTAAATACAAAGTCACCGTACCCGTTTAGCTTTACAACTGGTGGCGGCGAACCTTGGTTGCTGGTTGCACCATATGCCATTTTAGTTACACTTCTTAAATAATGTGTTGCAGCTACCCAATATTCTGCTTCCTTTGCATTTTCTACAAAAAATTCTCCAATCATAGTCAAAGAACTCACTTGACTGTTCTGATAAGCAGGAAAGGGATAATTACTATGTGTAGGATGAAGAGCATTGTAGTTAGCCGTGTGTTCCATAGTAATTTGCGGAGTAAAAGGAAACATAAACCCGTTAGTTTCTAATAACGGCGACATCACTGAACTGTTTTGAAAATTTGGAGGCATAGACAACCTTACTCTCCAATCAAGATCGGTTTGTGATCCCCAGTCAGCTTCAACGAAATTTAAATCGTTTGTTGGAACTGCTCCTGGAGGTAAATTACCTCGGCGCCTTGCACTAGGATCAATTATAACGTTGCTAGTGTTAGAAATTGAGTTACCAGATGACGGATTGCTACCTTGTAAATTTTCAATACTAGATAATGGGTTGTTTGGCATAATAATCTCCTATAGTATTATTTAGTTGACAAAATTATCAGAGTATATTATAATATATACATAACTCCAGGAGAAACTATGAGAAAAGTGAATTACCTTAACAATAAAGACTTACTTAAACAAATACATAAATCAAAGTCAGGATTTTGTAGCTTTATTGATACCGACTACCACCAATTTGACATCATTTTACTAGATGTTGATAAAATTAACATAAGAACCATTGCAGAAGCAAAACGAAACAAAGCAAAACGCTTATCAACTGCTGATTATGAAGCAAGAAGAAAAGCAGGCGAAAAGGTCAAACAAGCCGAATGCGAAGTTGACTATAGAAAAATTACAAAGGAAGAATTAATCTTCCGTATAATGACGTTTGACCATATTCCAGACGAGCCAGGACGAAAAAAGACACCAAAAACAATAGCTGATACAAAAGTTAAACTTAATTTTCCACCTTTTCAACACTATAAGTTTAATGAACACGGTGAATTAATATTAGTAGGCAAAAGTCACTGGGAAGGCGGTATGGACAACGGCGGATTTAGTCTAAGACATGCTAGAGCAACAAATGAACTTGCTCGCATGTGGATGAAATTAGTAGATCGCTATGCAACTAGAGGTAACGTTCGTGGTTATACATATAATGACGAGATGAAAGGGCAAGCAATATTACAACTATCGCAAATTGGCTTGCAATTTGACGAATCAAAGTCAAATAATCCGTTTGCATACTATACTGCGGCTGTAACTAACAGTTTTGTTCGTGTTATCAACTTAGAAAAACGTAATCAAAACATTCGAGACGATATTTTGGAGATGAATAACATGAATCCAAGTTATACTCGTCAACATCAAGGCGAATGGGAAGCTGCTCAGAAGCGTGAAGAAGCTGCTAAGAAAAAAACCACTTGACACTTTAATTAATTTCATGTATAATAATACAAAACTGGAGACTCTAATTTGTTTAAGAAAGCTGCTGTCTTTACCGATATTCACTTTGGTCTAAAAGGCAACTCAAAAGTACATAACGACGACTGCGAAGAATTTGTAGACTGGTATATCGAACAAGCACAAGCTAATGGCTGTGAAACAGGCATATTCTGTGGCGACTGGCATCATAACAGGAACAGTCTTAACCTTACAACTATGGATGCTACTATAAGATGCCTTGAAAAGCTAGGTGCGGCCTTTGATAAGTTTTATATGTTTGTTGGCAACCATGATTTATACTACAAAGACAAACGTGATGTAAGCTCTACTATCTTTGGTAGACATATTCCAGGAGTAACACTTGTTGACGGAATATATGAAGAAGAAGATGTAGTACTTGTTCCGTGGTTAGTAGGTGATGAATGGAAGAAGATGGAAAAGATTAAAGCCAAATATATGTTTGGTCATTTTGAACTTCCTAGCTTTTATATGAATGCGCTTGTTAAGATGCCTGACCACGGTGATCTAAAACCGTCACATTTTAAAAATCAAGAATATGTGTTTAGTGGACACTTCCACAAACGTCAAGTACAAGGTAAGATTCATTACATTGGTAATGCGTTTCCACACAACTATGCAGATGCATGGGATGACGAACGTGGTATGATGATACTTGATAGAGAAAATAATAAAGAACCTGAATATATTAATTGGTGGAACTGTCCTAAGTATCGTACAACTACGTTAAGCAAACTACTAGACCCAAACCAAGACATTATCAAACCTAAGATGTATCTTCGTGTTACACTTGACTTGCCGATTAGTTATGAAGAAGCACAATACATTAAAGAAACTTATATCTCTACTCACAACTGTAGAGAGATAACACTAATCCCACAGAAGCAAATTGAAGAAATTACAACCGACTTAGATATTTCAACTTTTGAAAGCGTTGACGAAATTGTATCAAAAGAAATTAGTGCAATTGACAGCGATAACTTTAATAAAAAAATGTTGCTAGACATTTATAGCGAGCTTTAATGATAAAAGTAAAAGACTTAACCGTAAAAAACTTTATGAGTGTGGGCAACCAGACTCAAGCAATCGACTTTAGTAAAGAGAACTTAACATTAGTGTTAGGGGAGAACTTAGATCAAGGAGGCGACGATAGCGGATCACGTAACGGTACTGGTAAAACTACAATTATTAATGCACTAAGTTATGCATTATACGGTACAGCACTTACAAACATCAAACGCAACAACCTTATTAATAAAACTAACTCAAAAGGTATGTTAGTATCTCTTGATTTTGAAAAGGATGGTATCGACTATAGAATTGAGCGAGGACGTTCTCCTACATTTTTAAAATTCTTTATTAACAATCAAGAACAAGAACAGACAGATGAAAGCCAGGGCGACAGTCGAAAGACGCAAGAACATATCAACACATTACTAGGTATGAGTCATGATATGTTCAAACATATTGTTGCACTTAATACTTACTCAGAGCCATTTCTTGCAATGCGCACTAATGATCAACGTGCTATTATCGAACAATTGTTAGGTATTACTATACTGTCTGAGAAGGCCGACAACTTAAAAGAACAAGTTAAGCAAACTAAAGATTCAATTACACAAGAAACACTTAAAATTGAAGCAATACAATCTGCTAACAGCAAAATTGAAACTACTATCAGTAGTTTGCAAAGTAATCAGAAGGCTTGGTTAGCAAAACGTACTAACGATATAATGAAGCTCAAAGAAGGAATTGCCGAATTAGAGCATTTAGATATTGAATCTGAACTAGACTTACACGAAAAACTTTCAAACTGGACTGAACATAACAATGCTATTTTGGCTCTTAAAAAAGAATTAAGCACATTGGAACCAGCACTACAACGTGCTGACAAGTCTGTTGATAAAGCAAATAAAGACATCGCAGACTTAGAAGATGCTACATGTTATACATGCGGTCAAGAACTACACGCAGACAAAAAAGCAGAGATTGCAGAGCGTAAAACTAAAGAGCTTGAAGACGCAACAGCATATCAAAAAGAAGTAAGTGATAAACTTGTCAATGTTACAAAAGCACTTGCAGAGATTGGTGACATCAATGGTAAGCCTACAACGTTCTACGAAACAGCAAAAGAAGCATACGAACATAGACAAAACGTTGACAGTTTAAAACAGGCTTGGGAATCTAAAAAGTCTGAGGAAGATCCTTATGAATCTCAAATTGTTGAATTGCAAAATAGTGCAATACAAGAAATAGATTGGTCTCCTGTAAATGATCTTACAAGTTACCGAGAACATCAAGACTTCTTACTAAAACTATTAACAAACAAAGATAGTTTTATTCGCAAGAAAATTATTGAACAAAACTTAGCATATCTTAATAACAGACTTACATACTATCTCGACAAGTTAGGGTTGCCACATCAAGTAGTATTCCAAAACGATCTTAATGTTGAAATCACTCAGCTAGGACAAGACTTAGACTTTGACAACTTGTCAAGAGGCGAACGCAACAGACTTATCTTAGGATTGAGTTTTGCATTCCGTGATGTTTGGGAAAGCCTCTATCAAAATATCAACTTGTTGTTTATTGATGAGCTGATCGATAGTGGTATGGACACTGCTGGCGTTGAAAGTTCTTTAAGTGTTCTCAAAAAGATGACTAGAGAACGTAACAAAAATATTTTTCTTATATCACACAAGGACGAACTTATAGGTAGAGTAAATCATATTCTTAAAGTTGTTAAAGAAAATGGATTTACAAGTTATGAAAACGATTTAGATGTTGTAGAATGATCGACGATGACACTCATGACAAGTTAGTAAAGGCATACATGTCTTACTTTAAAGCTAACGAAGACTTTGAGTCAAGAAATTCTGTACGAACACATCGAGAAGCAAGAAAACTACTTCGAGAAATTCGTAATTTAGCAAAAGAAAGAATGGACGAGATACACGAAAAGCACACAACATCAAGAAAAACCAAAACAGGCGACGAATAATTTAGGCATAAGGTAAGTACATTGATGCAGTGGACTTACAAAGAAAAAACAATAGACACAATACCAGATGAGTACGAAGGCTTTGTTTATCTTATTACTAACACCACTACAGGTCAAAAATACGTAGGCAAAAAACTAGCAAAATTTAAAACCACTAAGCCACCTCTAAAAGGCAAAAAAAATAAACGACGAGGCTACAAAGAAAGCGATTGGAGAACTTACTACGGTAGTTCAGATAGACTAAACGCAGATGTAGCATCACTAGGCGAAGAACACTTTACAAGAGAGATACTTTATCTTTGCAAGGGCAGAGGCGAAATGTCTTACATAGAGGCAAGAGAACAGTTTGATAGGCGTGTACTCGAAACAGATGATTACTACAACGGTATCATTAATGTTAGAGTAGGCGGATCAGACAAACTCAAACAGGCATTGCTAGAACATCACATACAGGCAAAACATTCCAACACCTAAGGTTGGCGGGCCAGATTAGAAATACCGCTGTGGAAAAAGCTCTCGTATAGAAGCACACGTACATATTGATTGACACACCAGAGTGTGGAAGCCACCAAACAAATTGGGCTCACTAGTTGATATAGATTGCATGTTGGCA